AGCTGAGTGCCGCCGCCGAAGATGATGATGATGATGACTCCGTCACAACCACCCACAACGTCGCATAAGATATATTATGTAAAGTACGCGACATAGTAACTGGTGTGATTGATATTCTGCGACCGCTGTTGCGGCGCATTTGCTTAGGCAGTGGTTCGCGCTCAGTTTGGTAGTAGAACTGCTTCAAAAAACCGGAGAATTTAAAGCCTGTTTAACTACCTTTTAAAACCCCTCCATATAATTGATATTGGAAGTCATTATTATCGGTCTTTTCCCGCCCCTTTTCGGCGGCGAAATTTCACTGACGCTCTAAATTGCCTTGTAGCGGCAAAATTCGATGTTGGCCATATCCCACTATGCCATAAAGGCCCCTTCTTAAAACCCATTCCGGGACTTTTACCCTTTACTGCCAAAGCATTCTACTGCCAAACCATGCGCCAAAGATTGTGCTGTGTTCTAATTAGAAAATGAATAAACGGCCGCTTCCTCTTCTTTTACAACACTTCCTTGGCTTCAAACCCCACGCTGTTACCGCCGGCATAGGGCCATTCTATTGGGGACAGATGCCGCATCGTGCAAAGAAACGAGCGCTGCCAGCGACGGAAACCGGTGGCGGCCGGGTCGAACGAGATAAATGTCTGGCCGTGCTTGCCGAGTCGGCGCTGCATCTCGAACACCGTGTCGTATGCCTCCGAGTCGGAGAGATCGTCCAGCTGAAAGCGCTTGACCCTGAACGGCTGCATGATGTCGAACCAGTCAACCCCGCCCTTCGATGTGTCCACCTTGGTGGGATCCTCCCACCCGATATTGACCCCTCCGAAATGGAACCCCACGGCAGGCTGGAACTTACCGCCGATCATGAGCCGCGCCAGATCCAGATAGCCTGCCGGGTTGGCCGGGTCGCTGAAATCGAGTTCTACGTAGCGGGTCGCCGTAAGCCCTTCAGGAGGGGTATAGAACCAGTTGACGTTATAGCCGTCCATGTCTTCGGCAATCTTGCCGGCGGGCCAGAGAGGAAGTGCCGCCGAGGTATGCACGGTGGCACTGAAGTCGGCAACGTTGGACAACTTCGCAACGACGGTGCCGGCGGATGATCCGTTGTGCTTGCCGATCGCCAGCATCCCCACCGGGCGGGCTACGCCCAGATCAACGACCAGCTTGGTGCTGGCCGCCAGGAGGTTGGTCGACCGGGCCGGCTTGGAGAGAAGCTGCGATTGCAGGTTGACCAGCGGCAGAGTCGGCTGCCATGATCCGCCGGAAATGACCGGACTGTATGAAACCGAGGGCTGGAAATAATCGGGATATAAAAAAGCGACGTTTTCCATGTTACCCCCACAAGGTCAGCTTAATGGTGTTGAGGGCGTGATCAAGTTCGGTGCCGATCAGCCGAAACAGTTTGCCCAGGTCGAAACCGTAACGGGGTATCTTCAGCTTGATTACCCGACCGAGGTCCCAGATACGAGACCAGTCCATAATAGAATCGTTAGAGCGGTATATAAATGAGTTGGCAGCTGCGCCTGAACTCCATCCACCACTTAGAAGGATGTTGTTGTCATAGGTTTCCAAACGGGTCCAAACCACGCTGCGGGGCAGGCTGGGCATATCCACCCATTGTGCATCCTGGTTATTCGTATCCAAGAGCACCACTGAGCTTGATGACGCGCCGGAAATGGTCCCGCCCACCACATATATCTTGCCGTTAAGAACCGTTGCCTCATGCCTATACCGTGCAATTGGCAAATCGGCCACACCGACATCATCCCACGCGCCGGAAGGATTGTTCAGATCGAGACGCATCACCGATGCGGTGATGCCTGACGGTGTGTTACCCCCAATTACATACAGATAACCTTGTGACACCACCGCCGCGAAATCATAGCGACCCGCCGGTAGATCAGTAACACCGGCATCATCCCAAGCGCCGGCCGGGTTATTCAGATCCACTCGAATTACCGATGGCGATATTATGCCGGCAATAACCCCCCCGACAACATAGACATAATTGTTATACAGCACGGCCATGTGCGAGCTGCGGCCCGCTGGTAAATCAGTAACCCCTGCATCGTCCCACGCCCCATTGGGATTATTGAGATCGAGACGAATTACCGATGCGCCTACAGAGCCGCCGATCAGGTAGACGTAACCGTTATTGATTACTGAGGCATGATTAGTGCGAGCAGCGGGCAGATTGGTAACGCCCGATGTCTCCCAGGCTGCCGTTGGATTCAGCAGGTTCAGACGGTAAACACTGGTCTGATCTGCCCCAGCCCCCGTGATTGCGCCGCCGAGTTGATACAGATAATCGTTATGGATGGTAGAGGTATGCGAATATCGGCCGTATGGCATATCAGCAATCGCCAGATCATCCCACCATCCCCCCGACGGGTATAACAATACATCCACCGGGCAACTTACCGCCAACAGGTCGCGGCGGGTCGAATACATGAGCTGTAGCCGGTCGGCCTCGGCCTGCGCTGCTACTTCGGTGGCGAGCCGCGAGGTGAAATGCAGTTCCGGGGCCAGCTTATGGGGAGTCAGGACCGTTAAATCCTCGCTTTTCACAGAACGGTACGGATCCTTGAGCCAGTTGCGGCGGTCGACGGGGACGCTTCCCGCCAACCCGGAGGTTTGCACGGTGCAGTTCTGGTCGTAATCAAGCACTACGCGATAGGCCGGGACGCCACGGCCGGCATCGTTGGTGGCCAATCGCTCTACGGTGAGGCCCTCGGCGTTGGTCAGGGTGGCGATGGGATTGCCGGACGGGATCTCCAACCGCTGAATGCGGAACTTGCCCAGATTGTCGAAGCCGTACCACGCCCCCACAGAGCGGCATAACTCGTCCAGGGCGGCCGCTACGGTCATCTCTCCATCGATGTATATCCCGACCTCGGCGTTGTTCGCCTTGTCCAGGTCGATGAACCCCTGTTCGATCAGGTCGGCAGGAGTGAGGCGGCGCAGCACGATCTGCCGGCAGAGCTGGGCGCAGGACTGGTTGGCGACGTCGCCCGTGGTGGCGTCGGCAGTAACCTGCCCGGCCGGTGAGGAGCCGAGGCGGAAATAGCCGCCGGCGGGAAAGGCGCGGAAGGTTCCAGCTGCCGGGGCGTTGGTCTCCATATCCGACTGGCTCGCATAGTCGGCCCCCTTGGTCAGGGCAACACCCTGGTCATAGACGTTGTCGGTTCCAGCAGCACCGTCGTTAATCTGATATATCAGCCGGCTGGTGTTGACCAGCACCGGGGAGATGTTCTTACGGGCACCGAAAAGCAAAGGCTTCGGCTTCCCCAGCAGATCACTCACCCCTTCCAGACCGTCGGGGAGCGCATTGGTGCCGGCGTACTTGGTGGGCTGGATCGGCACGTCCAATTCCGCCTGGCGGTCGCGGATCCGGATCGAGAGTTGATCGCCCCCGACAGGCTGCTCCATGGTACCGGTCAGAAGCACGGCAAAGCCTGCCGGGTACGCTGCGCCGGGAAGTCCCCCCCGCACCACCACCTGTTGACCGTCCAGGCCGTAGTTGAGCAGCCCGTCCAGCGCCCCGTCCTGGTTGGCCAGGACGATCTCGCCGTAGCCGGTCCGGCTGGCGCCGCCGGTGGTGCCGTTGCTGAACATGTCCTGTTTGATGGTGCCGGGCTGGATGACGCGCGGCTCGTAGTACGTATTTGCCTGGGTGTCGGCCGGGCCGGTCGTATACCCCGCGCCGGTGCAGTAACGCAGCACCCGTGTTCCGGCAATGCCGGGGTCGTAGGCGGTGATCTCCACCAGGTAGATGTATTGTTCCACGGTCTGCTCCTTTGCCTGATCTGTAACCTGACCGCAACCGGCCAGGACCAACAGTAATACTGCATAAATAATGACTCTGATCATGCCGCCGCCTCCAGTCTCGCCTTGGATTCAATGCCGGCCATACTCTTTGCCTGCTCCTCGCCGGTCCGGACCAACCGGTTGAGGCCGTCCGCCTGGACCCTGACACCGGCGGCGGCGTGTTGCTCCAGTTTTTCCAGCCGGTCGAGCTTGGCATCTATGGATTTCAGGAGCGCGACCATTTCCTTGTTGCCCCCCCCGCCGTTCACCTGGATGCCGTATTTGCGCAGCACGTTGGCCGATTTTGAATCTACGACCATTTCCTCGTGGTGGATCCGGGCCGTCTGGTCGCCGGCGATGTACGACGAGCCGTCAGCATACTGGGGCATGGCGCCGTATGCGGACTGGGCCGCGTTCAGCTGCTCCAATGCGTTGGCCGCCGCCAGATGTGCCGCCGACAGCTGGGTGTTCAGGTTCTGGATGATATAGCCGTTGTTGACCATCGTCTTGTGCACCCCACCAGTCACGTCGTACCACGTGCCGGATGACGGGGGAATGTCGGAGGTCGCCTCCGCCGTCTGATGCCAGGCGCCGGCACTGTCCTTTGTCCACCCGACCGGGTTGATGACGGCGTCCAGGGCGGCCTGGGCGGCCGTTACCTGCGACTGGGCGGTGCCATAAGCCGACTGGGCGGCAGACAGTGCATCCCTGGCGGCAGCCAATGCGGCAAGGCGTTGCTTTTCCGCCTCGGCTGTAGCCAGGGCGTCGGTCGCGGCCTGGGTCGCTGCATCCTTGGCCGCCTGATCGGCCTGGAGATACTGCTGGAGGAGCTGGGCGACGCCGCTGTTCTCGCCGAGGATGCTTTTCAGGTAGGTGAGCTGGTCCACGTTGCCGCTGGAGATCAAGTCCTTGACCGTCAGCTGGTCCGCGTTCCCCTTGTCGATGAGCCCCTTCTGCTCCATGGCGGTCATCTGCTCCTGGGAGAGGACATCCTTGACCAGCACCTGATCCAGATTGCCCGCGCTGATGAGGTCGTGGATACGCTGCAACGTCTCCAGCTGTTTCTGGGCGACATCAATCTGGATCTCGGTCGCGGTGGGGAGCCCGGCGAGTTCGGCGAGCGTCCGGGTCACGGCGGCAAAGTCGTTGGCATAGGCCGGACCGCTGGCGTTGTAGGCGCGGGACGATGAGAGGAAGTCCTGGGCCAGCTGGGAAACCTGCTCCAGGGCGGAAACATCGCCCAACTGTGCCCGGCCCGCGGTGGCGCGGAAGGTTGCGCTTATTTGAGCGTATTTATCGGCCGGTGAAAGGGTGGAGAGGTCGCCGCCGAGCAGCGTCTTGAGCGTGCCGAGAATGTTGATCTGGGCGGCGACGGCCGCGGTAAGCTTTTCCTTGATCTTGTCCGCCGTGGCGGCCATGTCGTTACTGGCGCTTTTCAGCGTCTCGGCTACATCCTTGACCGCCTGCTCGTATTCCAGCTGCTGCAAGGTCAGGAGGCGGGTCGTATCGAGCCCTTTTGCCTGGTAGTCCGCCAATTCCGACTGCTGCTTGTAGACCAGATCCAGGAGCGTTGCTGCGGCATCATTGCCGTTGACCGCCAGCTCACGCAAGGTCAAATCCTGATTGGACTCCTTTTGTGCCTTGATCAGCTCTTCGGTGTGCTTGTACGCCTTGTCCGCCGCATCGGCTATGTCCATCATGGCGGCGTACATCCGGCGACCGGATTCGGTGGTTATATCCAGCCCCTCGACGATCCGGGCGAACCCTTCGCGGGTTGTCGGGGCGATCATGCCCATGTCGCGGAAGGCGACGTTCATCTGCCGTGTGGCCTGCTCGGCGGTGCGCCGGCTCTTCTCACCATCCGTGTAGAAGGTATCGAAGAACTTGGCGGTCTTGTCCTGGTACTTTTCCACGCCGCCCATGGCATCGATGAGCTTGGACGCCGCATCGGCGTTTGCGAGACTCGAACTTACCAGCCTGCCGCCGATCAGCTCGGCCTTTTCGTTGACCGTCTGGAGCGCGCCGGCGAGACGGGCCAGCGCGTCAAACGATTCCTCGCCAGGCTGGCGCAGGGCATCAAGTCCACTAACGCCGCCGGCAAAGGCGTTGGCCAGCTTTTGCATCCACTCCTCTATCTTTTTCGACGCAGCGTCGGCGTCCAGGTTGCGCAGATCGATGTTTTCCAGGGGGAGTATTGCGGCCAGAATGCCGTCCGTGCCTGTTCCCAAAACCTGGGCCGCGGTAAGCGTGGTTTGTCTGATCCTGGTTACGGTGTCTGCGATGATGCGCTCCGTCTCTCCCGGGAGCGCCGAGGTAACGGTCGAATTCTTGTCACTGGAAAACCAGCCGCCGTCGGTCCGGATGTTGGCGTACTGGCCGCCGTACAGGCCGCCCCGGTAGCCGAGCTGTATCCCCTGGCCGGTGATCTTCCGGTCGCCGCCGAAGAGGCCGTTGGCCAGTGAGTGGCCGAAGCCGAGAAACGCGACATTGAAGCTGGCCCGCAACGATTCGCCGATGTTGAAGCTGAAGAGGTCTTTCGTGGACACGGCCCAGCTCTTGAAGCCACCGTTGAGGGCATCCATGATGGTGGACTTTTCCTCCTTGGTGCCTACCCCCGGCAGATCGGCGAACCACTGGCCGTAATCCTTCAGACTGCCGGAGATCTTGGTAAGCCCGTCGTCCACCCGGGCCACCGCCAGGGAGTTGTTGTCGATAGCCTTGCGAAGATCCTGCATGGACCCAAACAGCGGGCCTAAAGCAGCGACCGTCTCGTAGTTGTCTGCGGCGCCGGATATGTTGATGCCGTATTTGCGCAGCACGTTGGCGGATGATGCATCGATGATCATCTCGCCCTTGTGGACCTGGGCGATCTGGTCGGCAGGAAGCTCCTTCGATCCCACGGCGTAGGATGCCTGATACTCCTGGGACTCGATCTGGGACACGCGCGCCAGCCCCGAGACAACGGCAGCGGCAGCGGCCGCAACTCCCAGCGCCGGGCCGACGATGGGGATGCCCGCCAGTGCGGTAAACGCCTGCTGGGCACCCAGATAGGTGGAGATGATGGTGGAGGTGATCGCCATCGCCTTGCCGGCCTCAAACTGGTCCTTATTCCCCTGCATCAAGACCTGGCCGATGTTATCTATTACAGAGGCGATGGTCATTAATCTGCTATTCCAAGCCTCTTTGCTGTTGTTAGCTAAATCCCAGTCTTTTTTCATTGCCAATGCTGTCAGCAATGACTGCAATGCCGCTATCTCTGCAGTGCCTTTTTTGGCATTTGCTGTAAGAGACTTCCATTTATCATTGTCCAGCCCCTTTTCACGTTCCAGGAATGCCGCATATTCTGGGCCTCCGCGAAGTTGGAATTCCCGCTTTATACCTTCTTCAACAAGTTTCTGACGGGATACAATCTGATCGACTTCTATGCTGTTTGCTGCCGTCAAAAACTTAATCTTGTCTTCAATGGCCTGCTTCTCCCTCTGGTAGTTGGCCTCTATCTGCGCGGCTTTTTGTTCAAAGGGGTCCCGGATCATGCTGATGTTGATGTCTTCGGTCTGGTTCTGGATGTCTCGGATTTTTTGTGCTTGTTCCGCGGCAGCGGCCAATAGCTTATCGTTTTTTGCCATTACGATAGCTATTTGCAAGTTCGAATTTGCCTTGAGGCGGTCGGTGATGTCCTCGCCTGTTTTTTTCTCGATCAGCTTCAGATCGCGGGCGTATCTCTGGGCTGCCTGTAGCTTGTCGTCATACTGCTTGGTGATCTGTGCCGCCTGCTGCGCTCCCGGGTCCTGGATCAGTTCGATGTTCAGATCCTCGGTGTTGGATTTAATTGCAGCCAGGTCGTCCGCCTGCTTGTAGTGTTCCCGCATCCTGGCGTATGCCTGGTCCAGTTTTTCCGCTTCCTCCCGCTCCTTCTTGAGGCTGTCCTGTTGGGCCTGAGAACTGCGTGCGAGTTCCTGGTTCACCTCCATGTTCCTGAGAACCTGCTCTTGCAGCCCCTTGAGCGTCTCCCGGTACTGGGGAGCCACTTCGTCATTCATCTTGGCGAATTCGAAGCGGGCCTTCTCGATGGACTTGTCAAACTTCTCCTGAAGGGGGGTGGTGGCGATCAGCTGTTCCTGGAGTTTATTGTAGAAGTCGGCGTATTTGTTCTGCTCTTCGACGGCGGTGTTATCGATCGCTTCGGGCTTACCGGGTACGGGTGGGAGCACGGGGGCAGTAACTGGCCCGCCTGCCTGCTGGGTTCTCCCGATGAACTTATCAAAACGGTTATTGAAAGAGCTCGTGTCTTTCAGCTTCCCCCATTCTTCCTTTATGGCTGCAACGGTCCCTTTGACAACAGCCAGGTCACCATCCATCACTGCTTTAAAATCAGAACCGAATATCTTTGCTATGCTGTTTTTTGCCCCGACAAAATCACCGGTTAGAATCTGCATGATTGCAGAGCTCAGGTGCGAAACAGCCTGGAGAGCGCCCATGATCCCGTCGATCAGGATGCCGCCAAACGCATAAGCCATGTTCACGACGGCATTGAGAATATTTACAATGCTGTTGAATTTCTCCGCTGCCGTGGGGAGCACGGTTGAGATCAGAAACGCCCACCCCTCCAGCCATGAATTAGTAACCTCCACCACATAACGTGCGGCCGCAATGATTCCCCGTAACGAACCATCGTGCTGATTGAACAGGATGGAAATTGTTTCCAGTATCCCCTTAACAGCCAGCCAGCCGCGAGCAATCCCGGAACCTATATACTCAGCTTGCGTCTTGAGATTGGCGACCATTTCCCCGCCGAATTTAATCGCATCTTGATACAGCTCCCTGAATCCGATACTCTCGATTATGAACTTTGCCGTAGCCGCCGATGCTGTTACCGCCTGCCAGGTTGTCGCAATGTCTCCAGAAGCGGCATTAATCCCGACGAGAAACGGAGCTAACCGCTCCAATGTGTCGCCGTGTTTCTTACCCTCGGCGACAAGCTCTTTGAGGCCGTTTTTATAGAGCCCGGAAGCCTTGGTCATATCGTTAATCTGCATGGCCAGCTGTGAGCCCTGGGTAACCTCCCCCGACATCAACGCCCTGATTTCCTGATGCGCCTGAACAGACTGATTTTGACCGGCAGTGTACATGGCCACGGCGTTGGAGAGGGATGTAAAGGCATCAACCTGTTTTTTATTATTAACGTCCATCACAACCCCTTGCAGGGTCATGGTCTGTGCCATCTGCAGCAAGGTTTGATAGTTTGCAAAAGAGTTGGCGTCAACTTCCTGGAGCTTTACGGCGAGGGCACCGGCGTATTTGGTGGCTTCGGCATAGTGCTCGGCGACGTTCTTCGGCCCTTGCATGGTAGTGATCTGCGCGGCGATCTGGATGGTAGAGATGCGCAAACTGTCGATGGCATTGATGGCGCTGTTAGCCTCGGAAATGAGCCGCGTGAATACATAGCTGCCGGCGACGGCTGTCATGATGGTTTTCAAACTGCCGTATGACGACATGAGATCCTGATTAGACTGCGCCATCCGGCCGGTAGCCTGTTCAGTCTTACCGGCAACACTGTCGGAAGCCCCCTCGATCTCTTTCAGACCGCCGACTACCTGGGGAACCCCGTCCAGGGAAATATTCAGTTTTACCTTGCCCTTATCTTCGCCCATGGAATCCGTTCTACGTTCGAGGTTCGATGTTCGATGTTCGAGGTTTAAACTTCGAACAACTTCGGACCTCGAACCGATGTTAAGCCGGGCAGGTACTGCACACCCGCTCCAACTGTTCGCCGAACTGCCGGCGGCATTCTTCCACATCGGCCCCGTGGCAGTATTCGCCGATACTCTGCCCCTGCCTCTGCTTGCCGTCCTTGTTTGCCGCTGCCAGGTAGACCTGGTCCATAATCGTCAACTGCATGGCCTGCCATGGGGATGGCCTCCGGCCGGTCACCCTGGTCCAGGAGTCGATCTCTTTGTAACTGATTGCCGCCGGGGTGGTGACCGCCCCGCCCATGCCCGCATATACCAATTCCCGGCCGCGGGTCCTGGAGAGTTCCAGGAACCATTGGCGGATTTCTTTGCCGGCGGGATCCAGATGCACCCCGCCGGCATCGTCGCCGAACAGCGCCAGGCGTTCGGCGCAGTCAACTAGTGACTGGCCTATTTGGGCAAAAAATTTGCCCGGTCCCTGATCCCCGCGTCGACCTGGTCAAGCATCCAGCCGTAGCCGGGATTCTCGAATACGGCCTTCTTGTTTTCCGGCGTGCATTCCAGGGAGGCCTCGCCGTTGCCGAATGCCTCCCAGCCGGTGATGCAATCGCAGACGGCGTTGATCCTTTCCTCTCGGACGTCTTCGGCGGTGCGGAGGGTTTTGCCGGTTTTGGCTATTTGCTTGAAGACCTCATTGAGGGACGCGTCGGCAACCCGGCGGTATTTGTCCGAGTCGGCGCCGAGGATGGTTACTTTGAGGGGCAACTTGGCATTGCTCTCAGGATGGCGGATGGTGATGGTTACCCCTTTGTTGGCAGCGGCGGAGGTATTAAGGGTGGTGATATCGAATACTGAGTCTGACATGGTTTTTCTCCTTTGTTTTAAATGCGGTCGGCGGTCGGCGGACGGAGGTCGGCAGGTTCAAAAACCATCGACCACCGACTGCCGACCATCGACCGGTTTCCTATTTTACGAACTCCAGTTTGATTTCATCGTCGCCGAGGTTGAGCGTCAGCGTGAAATCCGTGTCGGCCGTCTGGATGCCGGTACGGTCCCCCTCGCCCACCTTGGTATAGACGGCCTTCGGGCCGGTGAGGGTGAACCTGTTGTAATCCGCCGTGCCGACCGGGCCGATGACCAGGGCGGCGGGATTGCCCGCTTTCCACTTGCCCATCCAGTCGTAGGTGGCGACGCTGGTCATTTCCGGGTCGATCTTGCCGGTCGGCTTGCGGCCGGTGATCATGGCCGACAGATACCCGTCGACCGCGGAGGCCGAGGGGCGGAGCTGGATGGTGTTGCCCATGTCGATGGACCACGATTCGATCACGCCCGGGTACGCATCGACGGTCATCGTCGCCCCCAGGAGCGCTGGCGGGACCGTACCCTCGAAGGTGGGGGCGACCATCGCCCCGTCGACCGTGCCGTCGTAGACGCCGGTAAAGTCGAATTCCGCAAACTGGATCTCGCCCATCTTGCCGGAAAACTTCACGTTGCCCCGGCAGCCGCGCAGCTTCTTGATGATCCCGTCCTCGTAGACCCAGAGGGTCAGACACGGCACGCCGGAGGACGCGGGGAGATAGGTGACCTTTTCGGACCCGGCGGTGATATCGACGGTTTCGGCGAAACCGCACGCCCTAAGGTAAACACCCAGGGCCGGCTTGACGCCTGCGGCATATACGGCGCCCGCGCCTTTCAGTTCGGCCTTGAACGTGACCTTGCCGGACCGTGCGCCCGGTACAGGCGGCAGGGGGGAGAGGGAGTTGGTCTGGTTGTTCCGCTCGTTCATCTTGAAGTCCGCGTCGAACTTCGGGTCGATGGCGAGGATACCGGCATCGGCGACGGTAATCACCTCGGCGGTCCCCTCTACTGCTTCTATTCTTGCTGCTATGACTCTACGCCTCGTCAGCACGTTTCACCTCCTGGGGCCTGTCCCCTTTTTTAACGACGTTTGCGGGCGCCGCCGCTTCCTGATCCGGAGCGGCCTGTCCGACGATGGTCGTTTCTGATGCGTCGTTTACAGTGACTTTAAAACCCATTCAAACCTCCTTTAAATTCGGTCGATGGCCGGCAGTCGGCGGTCGGTGGTTTTTAACCCTGCCGACCGCCGACCGCCGACTGCCGACCGGTTTTACGGATTCACGATTTCTTGATACTGCCGGGTGGTGAATTTGCATGTGTACTCGATGCTGCTTTCATCCTCGTCGTAGTCGCTGAGTTCCCTGGCTATGCAGCGGAACGGCTCGATAGCGACGATGCCGAGGGTCTTGCCGCGAATGGCTTTGCGCACGGCATTAATCAGGCTGTAGGCATCACGGGCCAACTGCGCTTCCGATGCCAGGTTTTGCGCCCGCACCTGGACGTGGAACTCGACGGTGTCGATCGGCCTTGACCTGGTTTCTCCCTCCCCGTCCCCGGCGAAATAAACATAGGCAGCGGGGAAGATGCCGGGATTGGCTCCGTCACGGACCAGGGACGCGACGACCGCGAAGCGCTGCAGGTTGTTTATGACCTGGAGGAGCTTGTCCTCGATGTCCTGAATTTCGATTTCTTCCATATCAGAACCCTTTCAGCGAATCGCGGCTGAAGAGCCGATTGCCGCCTGCGACGCTACCACCGCCCGCAGTATTACTTACCGAATCAGATGTCGGCGGGGCAGTAATCTTAGCGCTGCCGATATCGACCTTGCCGTTCTGGATCAGGTCCAGGATCTTCAGGGTGTTCTTGTAATCTTCGGAAATGCTTTCCGGCATTTTGATCTTCTTTTTCCGTTTGTAGAGATTGTAAACCGCTACATCGACGGCCAGATCGAGCAGAATGCCGGGAACGGGATTGAGAGGGAGGACGTAGCGACCGCGGAGATAGCCGTCGATCAAGTTGCCCGCCCGGGAGATCGCCTTGTCCACGTTGGTCTGCTCGATGATAGCCGGCGGGACGTTATCGTCGGTGAGCTGGATCAGTTCGGCGTCGGACATTACCCCCTGGATGTCATCGAGCTTGCAGTACATGGGTTACCCCTGCGGCTGGCTGAGTTCAGCCCTGCGCTTGTCGATGGCGTCGAGAACGCCTTTGCGGGTTTCATCTGCGGCCAGTTGATCAAGGGCCTCTATGGTCGCAGCGGCCTGGACCAGTACCACGGTATCGGCCACGTTCGGTTTGCCGGTCGGTACGACTTCCACTACCAGCATCGGCTCAGCCTGGAGTTGATCCATCTGATTTTTCGTGAACGTTGCATCCGGGTATTCGGTGGCGCCTTTCGGGTGGGCTATGCCGCAGCGGCGAAAGCCGTCCTGTTTTGCAGTGATTCGGATCATGGCGTCTTACCCCCCCGCGTCAGCTCGGTACAGACTGTATAGGCTGCGCCGAGTGCCGAATACGGCTTGAATACTACCGTGCTCATGTCCGAGTTGAGGCCGATGCAGCCGCCGGTGCCGGGGAGATATGCGGTGTTGCTCCCCAGGTGGCGCTTGATGCGTTTGGCGGCATTGTTGCTGTCACTGGCCTCCCAGCAGAGTTGACTGTAACCGGCGACGGTGACGGTGGCGATGGTCCCCTTGGTGGTGGTGACGGTGGTGCAGGCGGAGGCCGGGGGGTAGGGAGACGATGCCTGGATCTCCTTGTTGTTGGGATCGATCACCAGCTTGCCGGTGGCTGCGGCAACGGCGACGCCGGCCGTGAGTAGGCAGATGGCCAGGGTAAAATATGCGATGTTACGTTTCATGAAACCTCCTGTAGGGGCGGGGTTTCCCCGCCCGATATCGGGTGATCTAATCAGGGCGGGGTGACCCCGCCCCTACGGAATGATTACGGCAGCCAGGGGCACTCAAGCAGCTCGACGCGCTTGAAATTCGTGTTGCTATCGCCGCCATTGATGAGCTGGGCCTCGACAATCTTGCGACCGGCGCTGGCGTTGCTGGCGCCGACAACCAGCAGGTTCGGCTTGATGCCGAGCGGCTTTTCCTGGTCGCCTTTGAATGCGCCCATGGCGTCGTAAGCCGCATTGAAATTGGCGGCATCCAGCTCACTCTTGCTGCCGAACGCCTGCTGCCAGAATCCGAAACCGACGTTGCAGCGACAATCGACGCCATAGAGGTATTCATTTTTCATGAAAACGTTGGCGTCGGTTTCCTTGTCCATGGCTACGAATTTGGGCTTTTTCCGTTCCTGGTAGATGAAGGGCTTGAGGGGGCGCCGGGTATCTAGGAGGTACCAGGGATTGCCTGCGCCGGCCTGGACGTTGGAGACGCTGGCGGTGGAGCCGTCGGCCAGAAGTACCGGGTGGTCATCATCGAAGAAATACTGGCCGTCGTAGCAACCGGTGGTAAAACCGAGGGCGAAGAGGGCGAATACCAGTTCGTCCGGCAGTTCGGCGGCGTTCTGGCCGAGGGTCTGGAAGATCGGGTTGTAGACGCCCAACTGGTCATCTTCGATGTCGTCGCGGTCAACGCCGACGGTGGTCTCGAACTTCTTGTTCTTGATGCTGTAGGTGTGCAGCTTGAGGTTCTGGATCTGCCGGTCGCCGATCCACTCGCGCATCCGGGGAATCTTGCCGAGCCAGCCGTAATCCTCGGTTTTGGTTGACGATGGGACCAGGGTGGCAACCTGGGGCCATTGGGGTTGCACCCCCGTGAAGCCGCTGCTGAACGCGGTGTTGAATGCCCGGTAGAGGGCGGCCAGTGAGGCTGAATTGAGAAGCATGGTATTACCTCCGTTAAATAGCTGTTAAATGGTTACTCGAACTTGACCCAAACGCCTTGGGCGTCGACGTCGAAAACTTTGCCGGCCACGGACTGGTTGGTGTCAGTATGGGAAACCGTCTGGTCGTCGACGATGTAGCAGTCGTTGCCGATATCGGCCACTACGACCGGGTCAGTGGCGGAGTTGGCGACGCGGAATACGCCTTTCTCGATCTCGACGTTGAGGGCCCCTGCGGCGCCGGCCGAATTGTCCACCTGCGCCTTGCAGCGACCGGCACCGAGAATGTCGGTAGCGGTCGCGCCGGGGGTGGCGTTGCCGGCGGCGTCGCGGGCGACGATGGCGCCGGCGTAAAACTTCTTGGCTGCTGCGGCGGGCAGGCTGAGCAGGTCGCCGGTGCGGCGCGGGGTGTTTCTATCTTCGGTTAGTACGGCCATAACTTCCTCCTGTAAATTTTTATGGGTTAATGGTTATTCCTTGTTGACCTTAAGGTAATCTTCCTCGCTGATGCCGAGCGCCACGCAGACGGCCTTTTCCTCGGCGTTGAGCGCAGTACCCTGGTCGCCGACTTTCTTCGTGTCCAGGTTGCTGGCGTCGGCGATTACCGGGGCGGCCTTGGCGAATTCTTTGAACCGCTCCAACCCCCCTTCCTGGCGGCAACTGGCAACGTGATACTCTTTCGTCGCAGGGGTGATCTTGCCAGCCTTGAGGGCCGTGTCGATCTCGGTATTGATGGCGGTTTCCAGCTGTCCCTCTTTCAGGGTTTTCAGCTCAGTTTCGGCCGTGGTGGCCCGGTTGAGGGCGGTGTCGTAATCGCCCCTGGGGACGAACTTGTCCAGGGTCGGGTTCTGCGCCTGGTTCAGGGCGGTTGTCAGATTTGCCTTCATACTGGCGATGTGGTTGAGCGCGGCGGCAAATGTCGTGCCCGCCGGCAGGCCGAGAGAGGCCAATAATTGTTCCAGTTCCATAGATGATGCTCCTTTCGTTTTGTCTTCGCGGTTAAGTGCGGGTATGGGGAAATTCGGTGTATTTGTGAGCCCAACGCTCTTGATGCCGACTATGTTCATGGTGGCCTTGTCGAAAATGATGGCAGGGGAGTAATAGGAATATTCCCTGTTCATCACCATCTCGGCCCCCTTGGGGGTCCATTCGGTTTTTGCCCAGACGCTTCCGTCCGGCCGTGCTTCCAGACCGGTCCCCCAGGCCATGGCCGGGGCAGGTTCACCCTGCGGTGCTTTCAGCTCGGTGGCGTGCTCGATGTCGACCGGGATCTTCAAGCCGCGTTCCTGGAAGAAGCGGACAATCGCCGCCGGATCCGGATTGTTCCAGGAGCGGCCATCCCTGCCGGTGACCCGCAAACCCGGGGGGATGAGCATCATCTCGGCTGGCGGAGTCGCTCCGGCGGTCAGCTCGAAGTTGAGGGCGAGGATCTCATGGCTATCTTGCAGGCTGTTCAAGGCCAGTTGCAGTTGTTGTAAGTTTGAGTGGCCGGTTCCGATAATTGCTATTTTCATGGGCTAGCCTCCGCTTCTCTTCGAGCTCGATTTCATCGACCTCTCAGATGTTATACTTCAAACTTTTTTTCCGGTCTTTTGAGCCACTTCAATAAAACAGTCGATAGTAGATGGTCGATTGTGTATGGTGGATTTTATCGACCGCCGACCATCGACTGCCGACCGCATTTCAAAACCATCTTAAAACCATCTTTAAATTTTCCTGTAGCCGGTTTGCCGGAGGCAGATCGAGGGCTACTACCCCTAAACCGTTGCCGGGCAAATTTGGGCGCGTAGGGGCGGGGTCTTCCCGCCCTGATTTGGGCGGGGTGACCCCGCCCAAATCAGGGCGGGGTGACCCCGCCCCTACGATGTGACCTTGAAATGCTCCGCGAGGGCCGCCCGGATCTCCGTCCAGTCCTCCTCCTGGACGAGAAGGAATTCCCGCTTCGGCATGACGATGGTGTAGCCTTCCGACTTGAATTCCTTGGTAACCATGCGCTTGTGATTTCTTCTTGCAAATACTGCGAGGTTCGGCCGTCCCTCCTGACGCAGCAGGTTTCCCTTGGCATCGGTGCGCAGCCTGACGGACCCTGAAAAGGGCTTGCGCTTGATCTCTCCACCAAGCTGATGAATCCGGGCGTAGCCAAGGTTGGTGCCGATGACCACGTCCATCCGGCCGGCCTGCACGGTGATGGACTTCCTCAGCGTGCCGCCCTTTATCAGCGTCTGGCCGCCCTCTTTCCTGGCCCGCTTGCTCACCTGCCACACCGTCGGCCTGCCGCCTACCTCGAAGTTTTTGATTGCCGAGCTGCGCACGATCTCGCCGGTCACCTGCATGGCCGACGTCAGGTCGTCGGTCTGGCGGATGAATTCGCCGATCAGCTGACGGGCGGGGGCGTCCTGGTAGGACATTTTCATGCTGATGCCGGCCATTAGAGCGCCTCCGCTTTCTTCAGGTCATTGAGAAGCGCCCAGCCTATCTGCTGCGTCGCCTGCTTGGCGGTATCCTCTGCCACCTGGCGGATGTGGGCATTGGCCGAGGTGCCGGGGTTGTAATCCCATCCGGCGTCGATCCCCTGGGGGATCCACTTTTCTCCGCCGATGGCCGGGTTCACCCACTTGTACATTTTGATCTCCGGCGGCTCGGACACCTTGAGGCCGTCGCGTGCCATCTCCCGGAGCGACATGGAGACGACGGTGCAGCGGCAGTTCCAGCCGTTGGGCGGGAAATGGGTGGCCCAGAAGGGGTGATCGGCGGGGAGGATCAGCCCGTGCCACTGGCGGTGCATCGGCCGGGTATGGCCGTCCATCACGGCCGAGTAGCGCCAGTACGGCCGGGCGGCCAGCACGGCAGGATCGGTCATGGCCCGGTAGTGCCCCACCTGGAGCGCGGTTTGTACATTGACATTGAAGATGGTCCGGAGCCGCCGCGGCGAGCCGAGCTGCACCGTTTTCAGTTCGCCGGTTGTGAGATTGACCGCCTCCTGACGGCCCCACCAACCCTTGCTCTGCAGGAGCGGCGTCAGCTCTTTCCGGAATGTTTCAAAGGTGATGCCGTCGCTCTGCGCTTTGTCCAAGGCGGAGAAGATATCCTGGAGGATATCCACCTTGGCGACCTTGGCCACGGTGAAGGCCCTGGCGTGGTCCGCCTGCCACATCTCGTGCCAGTCCCAGCTGATCCGGAATCCCTTGGCCTTGAACCAGGCGATGGCCTCTTCAGGCGGCAGTGGAGCTATGTCGAGGGCATCGACTATCATTCACTTGTCCCGAGGCGGCCGCACATATCGGCGGCGAAAAGGGCTTGGGCCAGCACTGTTGTCAGAATGGTGTCATCCATCTGACCGTATGCATCGAGCAGCCTGTTTTTTGCCTCTTCAAACGAAGATGCGCCGGCGATGATCTCGCGGATCGGCGCGAGCATCGGTGCCATCATTGCCTGCCAGTTTTCGGCGCCGGCGGCTTTCAGGTTCTCGATGGACTGCTGCTCGGGGGTGAATTCCGGGGCCGTCTGTTCGGAGTTAAGGGAAATCCCCCCTCCCTTCGGGTCTCCCCCCTTTGTCAAAGGGGGGATGGGGGGGATTTTCGGCGGCGCTGCCTGGAGACATACCGCCCCCTTGGCCGGATCCGAAAAGCCGAGCTTGTCACGCACTTCGCTCATCTCTACCTCGAGCCCCAGGGGAACAAGGTCTTTCAGGGCTGCGCGCATCACCGGGATGTCGGCCCGCTCTGCCTCGCGGAAACAGACGCGCGGGTATTCGTCGCGTGGTCCGAAGTTTAGATCGAGGAACGGTTTGACCAGGTCGCGTTCCAGGGTTTCGGCCAGCTGCTCGCCGTCGGCGTCTCGGATGTCCTCGCGCACCTCGTCATGGACCTGTGCCTGGCTTTTGGAGGAGCCGTCGTCGGTAGTCATGGTCTGGCCGAGAATCGCCTTGCTCAGCTGTTTGTCGAACCAGTTGGCCACATTTACAAAGAACGCTTCGGCGCCAGTGGCCTTGGCCGTCTCGATGAACTCGATCAGCATCCCTTCGGGGATCACGGCAGCGGCGTCGCTCCCCAGATTGGCCACGGCCGCGCGGAGGATGGCGATGTTGTCCTCGGTTTCGCCGGGACGGTATTTGCCGAGGCGCAGTGGCATGCCGAATACCTCGGCATAGGCCATCAAGTCCTTGACCATAAAATTTTTAAAGATGAAGGACCAGGCGGACAGGCGAGCGAGCCCCCCCCGGATAGGAATGCCCGCCTTCAGTTTCGGCGTGTGGACGATGAACTTGTACGGCGCCAAGGGAATGCCGTTGAACATGTCTTGTTCATCCTTCAGGCGCAGCTCGCGAAACGTCTCCCGGTCATACTGGAAATAACGCGGGTCGCGCCATTCATAGCGACCCGGCACCCAGGGGATTTTCTTCTTATTCCAGATATTTTCGACAACACTAACACCCTTGCCAAGGGCATCGAGCAGATCCTCGATCATCCCTTTCGTGCCGGGGCGCTTAAGCAGGATGCGGGTCTCCTCTGCATCCTGCAAATATTGGGGGGAGTCCGAAGCGGCTTCCACGACGATCGGGAGCCGGGCAACGGCACGCTTGCGGGTGCCGAGCACGCTGGCGTAATGGGGATCTTTCTCCTCCATCTCCTCTGCGAGTGTTAGATAGGCGTCGGCGTTCCCCTCGGCGGCATCGCGCAAAAGCGCCGCCAGTTTTTGCGGGGTGAGCCCGCCGGTAACATAGCCGTAGTTCCAGATTGAGCGGACGCCGGTCAAGGAGGGCCTTGCCAGTTCCTGATCGAGGATCTCTTTCCGGATCGGCCGGTCGTATGCGTCGTATAGGGTTATGTCGTTGGCCATTACCATGCTCCTGATTGTCTGCCTATCCCGTGGGTGCAGCGTATGTCGCGGGGGAGGTCGTTAAGGTCTTTCTTGGTTACGGGGTGATAGGCGTATTCGATCAACCCGCCGGTAGAAGCTGCATTGAGCGCCAGGAAACAGGCCCAAGTGCGGTCGGCATGGCCGGAACTATCCGACTCGGCCATGAAGCGGGAGGCGCCGGTCGGTCCGGTGACCCGTTGTAGCTTGTGCAGGTCGTTTCTAAGCGCCTGGTCGCCCAACGGGATACGGATCTTGCGGTCTTCAAATGCCTCTTTGCCCAGGGTTGCCAAGGTCAGCTTGTTCGGCCCAGTGAAGAGCACGCCCTCAACACGACTGCTGCCGTGCTTGCGCTGGGCATCTTCCACCGGTTTTTCACCCATGCCGGTCTGGTCCATGCAGCAGCGGATTACCCGGTAGCGCTTGAACACGTCGGCCAGCAGGTCATCCTGCTCCGCAAAGCTGATCCGCTTGCGGACAATGATCTCTCTGGTCCAGAACACGTCGCCGACCGCCTCCAGGACATAGATGACAAACAGGTCGTTTCTGGCCGCGATATCGACACCGACGAAACAGGGACCGCCGTTGTACTGATCCGGAAAGCCGGCACGATCGTGCTCACAGCCATTGATCAGTTCGTATGAAAGCCAGGCGGATGCCTCATCCAGCCACTGCAACTCGAATTCCTGTGTCCAGGTGTCTTCGTCGCCGCAACCCTCGCGCAGCTCATCTATGTTGCGGTCAAGGCCATCGGCTACGGCCTGATAAATGTCAGTTGTCTGCCGGTACCAGATACCGCTCTCGGAGGTCATCAGGTCGTAGAATTTATTCCCCTTGCCATTGGGGGTGGATACCACCCGCAGTTTCCACCCCTTGGAGATGACCGGGAAGAGCGCCGACCAGATCTTGCGGCTGTCGGCATGGAAAGCGAATTCATCGAGAAAGGCATTGGCGGAAAAACCGCGTGCGGTGTCCGGGTTGGCGGGTAGCGCAGTGATCTTGGAGCCACCGGGGAATTCCACTTCCATGGCCCGATACTTGGCGTCGCCTCCGGCATAGTCATATTCAGAGGCTTTGATGATGCTGCCCATAGCCTTGCAGTGCAGTTTCACCCCTTCATCCATGGCTTCCTTGGCCTGACGCTCGCCACGGGAGAGGATTACCCAGCGGGCCTTGCGCCCCTCCAACTCTGCCAGCTGGCAGTCACGGGCAATCTCGTAGGTTGTGCCGAAGGTCTTGCCGGTCTGACGGGCAAACATGCCGACCTTGAACCGTGACAGGTCCTCGATCCAACGGACCTGATAAGGATGGAAAAGACTAGGCGCCATAGGTTTCCTTGAGGATGCGCTTGAAATCTTCAGCGGTCAGCTTGCCGCCACCTTCCGTTGTCGCGTCCACTGCTTCCTCCGCTTTTTTTGCCGCCTGCTCCAGCGCCTGCTTCCTGATCTCGGCATCGCGTTTGAGGTTGTCGGAGGCCGATTTCTCCAGCCGGGCCAGGGTGAGGGAGAGCCCTTTCAGCTGGTCGGTGGTCGCGGCCATGGTTTCCGGATCGACTATGCCGGTGGTGGAGATCTGGCCGAGCACGTCGAAAACCATGGTCTGGAGGGTCTGGTTGAGCAAGAGCCCCATTTCCCCCTGGTTCTTGGCGTTGCCGGTCAGCCGGTCGGTGATCTCGCGGGAGCGGCGAATACGGGAGCCGACGTCCTCCATGGATGCCAGCTTTCCCTTGCGGGCGGCGCGGCGGGCGTCGTCCCACTCCGTTCCGGCGCGTTTTTTCCACTGGCGCAGGGAGTTCTCCGACACCCCCAGCTCGGCGGAGATCGCCGGGATCTCGTTGCCGTCGGCGTAGAGGCGGATGACATCCAGTTCAAGATCTTGCCGTTTGCCCATGGGTTATTTCCCCGGCGATGGGCATTGAACGCCCGGCACGGTTGTATTGCCGGCAGCCACATCACCCCCCCGCTGGGTGATGGTGGCGACAACGGTGCCGCTTGCCAGCGTAGATAGCGTTACCAGCTCCTGTTCTCTAAGCCATGATAAAGCGGTCTTTATCTGGTCCCTGGAACTGCCGATGCCGTGGTCGACAACAATAGTATGTAGAATGGAGTCGTTGGCCTTGCCTCCGCTGTCAGGGCTGGCCAGGGCGCGCAAGATTGAGAGGCGGCGGTGTTCGGACATCAGTGTGTTATAGGCTTCGCTCATTACTTCTCTCCTCCTTGTTTCAGCAGGAATTGATTGATCACTGCCGAGAGGTTTTTGACCCCTTCCAAGCTCCCCTTGATTTCGCGCACGTCGCCATGGACTTCGTCTAACCGGGTGAAGAGCCGTTTGTCGTTATCTTCCATCCGGCTGTGGTTGTCGCAGGCCGGCTTGTGCTTGGCCATTTCCAGCTTTAGATGCTTGAGGTCGCTTTCCAACTTTATCTTGCTGTTCTCCAACTGGGTAAAACGATCATTGGTGACCTTGTTGCGGGAGCTCCACCAGACGGCAAAGGTGAGGATCAGCTGGATGATGTTGAATGCGATTTGCCAGACGGGGTAGTTCGGGGTCACAGAGCCCTCCAGTGGGATAAAAGTTTTTCATGGTCATTCTGGCAGCCGATACAGCGCAGGCAGCCGGGCACGGCCTGCCGCCGAGCTTCCGGTATTTCCTCTTCGCAGTCCTCGCAATGGGTAAGGCTTTCACCTTTCGGCATGTTGCGCTGGTGATCGTCTAAGACCTTCTCCAGGAACTGCTCGTTGATGGCCTGGGCGCGATCGATATCATCCATTGACGCGACGTGCCCCCGTGCAGATCAGCAGCCAATAGAGCAGCGTCGGGTGGACCAGGTGCGCCGGAATTCCCTTTAATAGCCCGGCAGCCTGGAGGCCTGCCGTGACGATCTCCGAGCAGAACCAGCGCGTTTTTGATTCACGCACCCAGGGGAAGAGAAACCGGCAGATGCCCTGGAAATCATAGAGACATCCCTCCTCCGCATTGCAGAACTGGCGGGCACGCCGCTCGTCGACCGGCACTTCCAGGATGTCCCATTTCTCCGGGTCGAACTCGATCCGCTTCCACCTGGTGCCGCCGTCCTGGATCGATGCACTGTAGGCCTGGCCGTTGGCGAAGATCAGCTCGCAGTGGGAATATGTGCCGCCGGTGATGAACCGGGTGAAGCGGGCGAACAGCCCGGCTATGCCGGGTTTCCGGTATCTGTAGAAAGCGACTCTCATAGCCCGCAATACCTCCTGTACTGGTTGGGCAGGTCGAGGAGCTCATCAACATACAGCTCCGTCGGGATCACGGTGTAGACGAACCAGAGATACTGCTGTTCGACCTGGTAGGCCGTGGTGCCGACCCGGCGATTTTCTCCGAGGATATAGTCGGCGAACTGGTCGGCGGTCATCGGCGGCGTCATCTGGCTCCCCAGGCCGGACAGGTATTGCTCCGCCGTCTTGCCGTCCTTGACGATGGTCAAGGGGCCGCCGGGCTGTTTGTACGTGGCGGCGGCAGAGTAGTTCTCCTGGTAGACGGCGAGAACCCCGGCGTCGATGACAAAGCGGTTCAGGGCGGTCTTGCGGATGGCCTTGATTTCATCGCTGATCCGGTTCTTCAGCTGGGGACAGGCTGCGAACACATCGGCGTCCGTGGCTGTGCCGGCAGTGTCGGAAAAGACCCTGGTCCGTTGGGCCGGATCGGCAGAAAACGAGGAATACGGCTCGGGCCGACAAACCAGGTTGCCGTAGGTGGCAGGGTAGACCGGCGGCCGCTCGGTGTTGGGCCAGGTCTCCGGCCCGTAGGGACCGTTGACGGTGACGAACTCCGGGATCTGCGGCGCCACGTGAATGCTGTATCCGGCGACGGCATTGCCGACCGATAGGACGAATAGGACGAATATGACGTATGTAATGCGCATGACGGCTCCTATTACGGGAAACAGGCCGGGACCTGCGGCGGACGAAAACAATATGTACCGGTTGTGGTCATCATGCACGGCCCACCTGCGTATGCCGCCGGGTTCGCCAACAGTCGGCTGAACGCGTCCAGGATCGTCCCTCCTTCCGGTTCACGGGGAGGCTCCGGGCAGAAGACCAGGGCCACAACGCAGGCGACAATAATGATGAACAAAGCCTTGATCATCGGATGGTCACCGTTCCGCCGGCGGTCACCTCGAAACGGTTGATGCCGTCGGTCCCTCTCACCGCCAGTTTTACCGTGCTGCTGGTGTCTCCGGGGAGCTGATATACCGTCACCATGCCGCCACAGGTGTAGGTCAGCATGATGTTGCCGGCGACATCGCGCACCTCCCTGGCGGCAAAACCGGCAGTGTCGCCGGGGCCGCACTGGGTGAGGAGCACGTCGCCGGTCACTCCCACCTTGATCTTGTTGTAGATGTCCGTCTTCGTGTCGGGACTCCCCTGGCTGCCGGTTGCCCCTATCTTGGTGGCCGGTACCGGGGCTGTCGCCCGGCAGGTGTAGCCCGCATAGGTCAGGTCCACGTCAACCCGGTTGTCGGCGGCGCCTGCCGAGAACGTGGGCGCGACCACGGGGGTAAATGTTGCCGTGCTCGATGCGCCGGAGAGGAGCGTGCCGGTTGCCGGTACGCTCCAGGCATAGGTGTCGGGGGGGACGACCGTGCCGTTCATCCGCATTTCGGCTCCGAATGAGACCATTGCGGAGCTGGGATTGGCGCCGTTGGCGTCATAGAGCAGTGACCGTATGCCGCCGGTGACGGTGCAGACGATCGTGTTGCCGTCGTAGGTGAACCTGCCTGCGCAGGTCTCCGCCGGGCGGTTGAGGATTTGAGCGGCGCCGCCGGTGGCGAGCCAGTCGCTGTTTACCTGCGGGGCCGGGATCGTCGGCTTGCCGGTCAGGGAGCTGTAATTGCCAAAGGTTGCCACGGGCGCCAGCCCGGTGATGGTGCTTGCCGCCTGGGTGTGCGGCAGCGGCTCCCGCGCGTCGGTGAGGCGGGGATCCGTGAGATCGACCTTCCCGTCCAGGATCGCCTGCAGCCCGGTGATGTAGGGGATGGTGTGGCCGTGCCCCACTTCGCTTTTGCTGTCCAGGGCCGATTGCAGACCGCTGATGTTGCTGAAAACATGATTGTGTCCGGACCGTGCGAAATAGCCCTTCAGGAAAGCGCCGGTGAAGTTTTTGTCCGTGTTGCTGCTGGCGTCGTAGACCAGCACCCGGGCGTTGTCCGGCACGTCTGTCAGCTCCGGCTTCTGGAAGTAGTAGCCGCCGCCGTAAGCCATTGCGGCACATAAAACCAGGGAGAAAGCACATAAATTTATGTATTTCATCAGTTCGCCCCCCAGAGCGCCTCGCCGTCGGCGCCCATGAGAAAATCCCCCGCCGCATCCTTCAGCTCCCTGGGATCGCCGGGAAACGCCGGTACGCCGATCACGGCCAGCGGCCGGCTGTCCAGGTTGATAGTTAATGGGGCGCTATCCATCGGGATCGTCGCCAATATCCGGGTTTGACGCGCTATCGTTGCCAGCGGCGCGTTGTTGCGGGCGATGGTGGCCAGCGGCCCGGATGTGAGTCTGAGCTCGATCATGGCAGTCCCCGGTGCAGTGTGAATTTGCCGTACATGAGGCGGATGCGGTAACTGACGCCCGGTTTCACCCGCAGCACGTACGGAAGCTCCTTGACGGTCTTCGTCTCCCCGGCGGCGAAGCATGCCGCCAGATCGGCCTGGGCAATGTCGAGGGTCAACGTGCCGGGGGTCGATGCGTCTACAGCTACGGCGCCGGCAAACAGGGACGCCGTTGCCCGGTACGAGTCGACCCCCAACAGCTCGAACTCGGTCCAGCCGCTGAAATCCTGCGGCGCGCCGTCGAAGGTCACCTCGACCGTTTCGTGGAAGGCCGCGTCGCTCCAGGCCTCAAGGTCTTTGACAACGGGTTTCAAACTGCCTCCGGCTTGAAATCCAGCTGCGGCCAGCTTGCCGACTTGGACAGCTCCAGGCTTTGCAGCATCTGCTCTTCGGTCAGGTCTGCCTTGAATGTTGCGGTGATCTTGATGCCTTCGACGATGATCTCTTTGGCGATCGGCGCCAGTATCTGCGCGAGCGTTGCGATTTCGGCGCCGGTCACTTGGCACCTCCTTTAGGCCCGTTGGGGTCGTCGGCCAGCTTGATCAGGCCGGTTTTAGTGCCGAGTTGCGTGATACCGAGATAGAGGATGGATAACTCCTGGACGGCCTTGTTGTACTTGTCCCAGCTCTGGGCATTGTCGATCCTGATGGCGGCGGCCAGGGCGGCGGCTGCCAGATCGTAGGCGGGGCCGGCGAGGATGTAATAGGAACTCAGGTCCTGGCAGGTTTCGGGGGTCAGTCGGCCGGCTTTGCAGAGCCGGTCGCCGACGGTGGCCGTGGTGACTATTGCCTCTTGCATGGCCAACATTGACTTGGTGGCGATGCTCTGCGGGGTCTCTTTCTGCACCGAGGCGCAGCCGGTGAGTATGAAGAGCAGCGCGGCGAGAGCCAGGAGCGGCAAGAGGCGGAAAACGATGAAGCCGTTTTCGCCGGTCGGCGGTCGGAGGTCGGCGGTCGGCGGCGTAGGGGCGGGGTTGTCCCGCCCGGACTCGGTGGCCTGGGCGATGATGTCGTTTTTCTGGGCGCTGCCGAGAGAGCTGCCCAAGTAGTAGCCGAATGCCGTGGAGACGCAGCTAATCAGGGCGATCAGGGCTGTGTTGAAAAAATCTTTATTGGCCGGTGAGACACTGCCGATGCCGAGAAATGCGATGACGCTGAGGAACCCGGTCATGGCCATGATGGCCAGTACTGCTGCAATGTTGTTTCTGTTGTTCATAACGCCCTCCGTAGGGGCGGGGTAACCCCGCCCGCCTTTTTGGGTGGTGATGCAACAAGGCGGGGTTACCCCGCCCCTACATAATTAACCCCAGAGATCCAATATCCCCGGCTGGTATATGGTTTTGCCGTCGCCTTTTTTAGCGGTGAGCTGCATTTTGCGCGGGATGCCGTTGCGCAGTCCCAGGTGCACCCAGCCTTTAGGCGCAGGGCCGAACTCATAAATTACCTGGTCGTAATCGGGGATGTGCTCGGCGATCCAGCGGCAGACCTCGATGTTGGCGACGCCCGGGATGTGGAAATCGGCGGCGAGGCCGAAGCAGTGGGCGGAGGTCTTTGACGATCCCGGGACGGCGGCGTTGAGCGCCTTGGAGCGGTAGCCGGAGGAGACGATAACCACCCCGAACTGGGCGCGGACGATCTCCAGGTGAGTTGCCACCTGCAGCAGGTTGGCTCGGTGCTCATCACTCGGGCTGTTGTCGATGCCGAGACGGGCGGCGGCCTGGGAGATGAGGAACTCTTCCAGGGTGAAATGGTCGGTCAGTTTCATCTGTTACCTCGCGGGCATTTTGAATTGATAGTGCCCGGCACGGGGAGACTAGGCCCGTGCCGGGATACAAAGGAGAAAAACAATGACAGTGGGGATACTACAGAGATTGTGCGGAAAGGTCTTTTGAAGGGCGTCAAGAAAAAAGGCCCTTCTCCGGGGGGGGGGGGAGAGGGGCCTTTGAATGAATCTTTGCTGTGTGGCTGATTTTCAGTCAGGCGTCAACTTTATTCCTGTGCCGGGCCGCCACACCCGACAGACGAACCCGTCCGTTTACCGGACGGGTTCGTTTCGCTAAATCTTGCCTTCGATCCGCAATTCCCGGATTTTCGTTGAAACCGAGTTGGGCGACCGGCCCATCTTGTCGCCGATCGGCGTCGGGGTGAGTCCCTGCCGATGTAGTTCGATCAGTTCCACGATCTCTTCATCATCCCAGTTGACGCGGGTTCGGTACTTCAGCTTCATTTCGGCCAGCTCCGCTTTCATCTTCCAGTATTCGGCCTCGTCAACCTTGATAGTGCTCCGCTTTACGGGAGCCGGTAGCGCCTGCGGCGCACCGCGTAGAGCGGCTTCCATGGCGTTAAACCTCTGAATAAAAGATTCTTTGGCGTGCGCTGCTTGAGGACCGGTGAAACCCATGACAAGGAAGGTGAGCCCGTCGCGGGTCAGTTCATACATCGGCTGTTCCTGATTCCGAGAATTGACGTAAGTTGACTCGCCAAAATTGGCGAGTGAAAATCCTTCGGAACAATCAAGACTTTTGATTGCTCGCATGACCTTGGAATGTTCACGGCTGAAGGCTTCGGCAACCTTCAGGCTAGTGGTCATCGGGTGACCGTTTTTCAATACGACGGCATCGTTTGGGAACTGTAGAAGTTGTGCAGACATAGCTATACCTCCATCTCATGTAGTGGTTTGTCGCTGAGAAAATCAGCGACTTTTTTAATCATGACTTCTTGTTCGAGCAGAATTGTTGAAAGCCCGGCTTGGGCTTCCCGTGAAAATTCCATAGGGAGTGAATCAATTGAGGTTTGGCCGAATACGTCAGAGATGAAGGCAAGCTTGCGGGCGCAATCGTAGAGCAGATCGGTGGGGTGTTCCATGGTGTTACCTCGTTTATTCTGAAGAATGGCAACTTGAAGAGTGCCGGGTGTCTTCAACCGTAAACGAGAACGGCGCGGATATTCCCTCTTGCGAGGTGTTGTATTACCCGCACACCCGACAGCTCCTTTAGACTGTGGGCGCAAAAATACCGCAACTTCGGGGCGGTGCCGCTCGTTTACTCGTGGATTGAAGGCCACTTGCGCAAACGGTACACCGCCTGTTGTTTTTTTGTCAAGAAAATTCATGCCTATTACTCAAAGAAGCTCGGCTGGCGGCGTTTGAATTCCTCTTCGCTGATACGTGCAATACGGTCATACACCTGGCGGACGGTGAGTTCGTATTCCTTAGCCAGGGCCTTGTGGTTGGTGCCGTTGAATTTCAGGTACATCTCCCGGTCGCGCTGCTGGATGTCATAGGCGAGCCCCTTTGCCAGGTACAGGTTTGATCCTGACCAGTCCCGGCGGATGATCTCGGTGACGAGGTAAACGGCCTGTTTTGCAGTGTCGGGAGGCAGCGCGAGCTTCTGGACGATCTGCTCGGCTCCCTTGTCGATCAGGTCGCTGAGCTCTTCCGGGTAGCGGGTCAGGTCGATGTTCATGGCGTTTCTCCTTTTCTCTTTACGTACAACTTTGTTTTCAAACCCTCTATCATTACCCTGATGCGTCTTTGCGCCTCTGCGTCCGGCTCCGGCTCCGGCAGTTGCCGGGGTTCCGGCCGCGGCGGCAGATGCTCAATCACTTCGATCGGCGCCGGCCATTCTCGTATTTTGGGAAAGGTCTTGCGGAACGCCTCGCGGATGCGGGGGGCGTCCAGTTCTTCAATGGCCCAACTGCCCAGCTTTACGCCGAATGCCTGCACCCAGATGTCGGCGGTGAGCTCGATCATGTCCTCGGCCGGGGTGTTCTTCAGCCGCAGGGATAAGAGCGCCTGGAGGCCGTTGCCGACCTCTTCGCGGATCCACTGTTTATGCCCTTCAGGGTACATCAGTTTTTCTTCCAGGCTTGCAGCTTGCCGATGGCGGAGGCAGTCTTTGACGGCGGGTTCGATGCTCGATGTTCGAGGTTCGAGGTTAAAGGATTATCCTCGGGCCTCGGTCCTTTGGCCTCGGGCCTGGTATTCTCCAAGACCTTCATCAGATACTTATGATCCTTCAGAGGCTTCAAAACTCCGTCGTCCTGTTTGGCTCTGAGGCTCCTGACCGTCTCGCCGAGGGCGGTCTCCAGGCGATGGAGATCGGGGCAGAGCTCGTAAACGTCGCGGGCCAGCTGCAAGGCTCTATCGAATGCCAGGTCACGCTTGCCGGTGCGGAACAGGGTCAGGTACGGCATCATGCTCGGCAGCATGAGCGGGCGCATGCGGAGCATTTCGCGGGCGGCTTCGTCCTGGGTGAGCTGCTCGATGCTGAATTTTGCGTGGCAGACGGGGCATTTTAAATTCACGTTCACTCCGTTCACTTCCAGGATCGAGGAGCGAGGAAAAAGGTCCGATGATTGAACCTCGCTCCTTTTTCCTCGTGTCTCGGGCCTGCCTTTATCTCTCCAGCCACTTTTTAAGGGCTTCTATCACGTTACTCGCCTGCGCCGTATTCAGCCATTGCAGGGCGTTGACGCCCGTCATGCGCTTCACGTATGCGGTCAGCGCGCTTTCGGCCGGGTTCTTTACCTTGCCCGCCTGGTGCAGCTCGATCCAGAGGGCGCGGATCTTCCGGCTCTGCGGATCGTCGGCTAATGGGCGGGATGACCCCGCCCCTACGGCCTTCTTGGCGGGTTTGCGCTTTTCCCAGGCTCCGGCGGCGACGGCCTTCTGCTCCAGATCCTTGATCAGCTCGTCGGCCTTGGCATAGGTGAAGCCGCGGTCTTTGGATGATTTGGCGCCGTGTCCGGAGAGCAGCAGGCGGTAGGTATCGTCATCCAGTTTCAGGGCGCCTTTGAGGCAATGGATCTTCTTTATCTGGGCTGGGGTTGCCATGGTTTAACTCCTGTTAAAGGCATTGCACACGGATCAAATCTGATTGGACGGATTAAAATCTGATTAAACCTTGCTTTATCTGCCTTTATCCACCGGTCGCGATGAACCCGCGCCGGTCACGCTTGTCGTTAAACGGATACCGGATGCCACATGCAGCGCGGACACTCGTTCATTTCAGGGAATTCAGGATCAGCCCAATATTCCCGGCTACACTGCGGACATGTTGCATTTGTTTTCGTACATTCCGAGCAGGTGCAGCCGGACAGGTGTACGCCATATTTGTCAATTCGTTTTGCCATTCATTCGCCTCCAGCCAGACCGGTTGACAGCAGCCTGATGTTTTTTAGCCGTTGCAGCCGCTGCAAAAAAATCACTTTTGCCGGAACCGCTCACGGCATAGTCGCAGATGTCGCAGCATATCAGTCCCTCCCAGAGGTCAGAGCCATTACGGGTAACCGTGCCAGCACCGGGCATATTCAGACCGCATGACGGGCAGGGTGTGACTGTGTATGTGATGATTGCTGCTATTGCCACGAAAACCCCGTTTAACCAGGACAGTGGAAGCCGCCCGGTGAAGCCTGGCGGTTCACCGCCCCAGCCGTTAAGCGCTTAGATGCGCCATCTTGATATTTCCTCAGCCTTTCGCCGAGTTTCCCGGTGTGCTTCCCCGAATCCAGACGATTGCCGTTCGAGATGGTCAATATTGCGCTGACAGTTATCAATAGCTGCCATGTAGTATTGCTCTACCCACCGATGGTCAAATATCGTGCGCCCCTGCGAAGTTGCTCGCTCGAAAATCCGGGCGGGTGTTTGCGGGTCAACTACGATGCACTCCACCTCTACGCCGCGCTCTTTGCACATCCGCTTAACTCTTTCGGCGTCTCTGCTCTCAATGAAAACAATCCTGTCACCGTCCTTCACACTCTCGACCAGAGAAACCGTTCTTCCTGTCTGCCGAGCCGACATAAAATATGTTGTTGCCATCCCCTTCATTGCTTGTCCAATCCCAAAATGATCCATGATTTTGCCCCTTTCGTGGTATGCCGCGCTTAACCAGTCGCAGCATACAGACTGCGCTTCGCTTGCTGCTGTGCTTGATCGTTATAGTGCTCTTATTGCCTTGGCGATTTTTTCAGCATTGTAAGCCGCACCTTTGCCCCACTGGGTATCCGGTGCCTGTCTCATCGTCCGTTACGCTTCGCCTCAACCCGCCGGCGGAACGCTGCCGCCTCGTCCCTCTGGATCAGCTCCTCAATGGCCCTGTTAAGCACTATGGAGCGATTCGTGCCTTTGCTCATCCGCTCGATAGCTGCCAGGGCCTCGTCGCTGATCCGCACGGTGACGATGTTGTAACGCGGCTTTTCTTTCCATTTACCCATGTGCCGTCTCTTTTCTCCGTGCGTAGACCCGGCGGACGTGCTCGATCAGTTCCGGGTTGCGGATCTTCAGCTCCCGGTTCTCCTGGAGGAACCGCTCGACCTTGCCGATGTAGCCGCCTTCAAATGCTGTTGTCTTGCGGTTCATGTCGGTTATCACGAAAGCACTCTTTTCCTGGCCGCCTGGGGGATGAACACCGGGTTGTCCCTCCAGGGGCTGTCTGGGTTGTCGCCCTTGCGGCGTTTGGGCCTCCTAGTCGGCGTGACTCCGGTTGCGGCCGGTTTGTCCTTTAGGCCCGCTCTTTGGGTCTGGGTGCATTTGCCGCAACGATGGAGGCTCATTTTGCGGTTTATTGCGCACTGCTCGGCGCTGATCCGCGCGGCGAGCAGGATGCACCCGAATGTTTTGGCAGTCATGAAACGCTCAACCTCGGACTGCGGAGCGAGGCTCCTATCCGACTGCGGAGTGGTATCAACATAAATATCGTTGGTTATGGTGCGCATGCTCTCTCCCTGGCTGTTTTAACCGTTCAAGGGAGGGCCGGTGGTTCGACTCCGCTCACCAACCATCCCGGTGGCTGAGCGGAGTCGAAGCCCGGCCCTCGGCTTCAGCGGTTAACTCAATTATGCAGCCCGCCGCTCTTTGCGCATGCCGACGGTTGCGCCGCAGTTCCTACACACGTCGAACACCAGCCCCGGAATGTTCCGTCTCTTCTGATTTGCAGATCGGGCATTTCATGGGCATCCCCCTACACTGCCGCTATATCGAGCGGGATGGGAACGTAAGCGCCAACGGCATTGCGTTCGTAGAGTCTGACATACTGCTTGCTGCCGACTATGCGCATGGCTTCATCAAGCGCTTTCATCGCCAGCGCCCAGGATTCGGACTCTATTTTGTAGCGGCGCAGCTGGAGGATGCGACCGACCCGAACGCCGCCCTGGCCGTCAGTGGCGAATGCTTCGTTGACGATAACCTTCAACTCAGGGCGGGCGTCGCCGGTCCAGTGGTGCAGACATTCGGTAATCTTCTCCTGGGCGGCCTGAAGCTCAGGACCGAAGCCGATGGTTTCATTGACGGCTACGACAAGCTTGTATCTGCCATCGTAGCTGAAGAGCTGCAAATTGCCTTTCTCTCCCCCGCGCTTGACCTTATATTCCTCATTCATGGTTGTGATGAGGGCATGGACATCGGCAAAGGTATGCTGCTTGAATGCAGCCAGTTCCAGGCTTTTAAACTTCCATTCGGCGGCGATCTCGTTGACCAATTCGTCGGTGAGGAGATCCGCGGGGCGGATCATCTGCTCCGGGACCCAATGTCCTTTGGCGTTCCGCCTGTGGCCGGCGAATGTTTCTTGGTTCTGTTCTGACATGTTATCTCCTTATTGTTTTCTGATGGCGTTGGCCAGATCGCCGGCTGCATCGTAGATGCCACAGAGGCCGCAGAGCAGTTCCTCGTGCTCGTTGATCTTCGGTTCCTCTTCAAAGTTTCCGCTCACGCAGTCCCACACCTGGCCGTTGTGCATGTACTGCTCCTTTACGACCTCGCCGCTTTCGCAATAGGCGATTATCTCGAACCCCTGACGGGTCACGACTATGGTTGCGCAGTCGATCATACCCGCCACCACGAGGAAAAGCGGGGTGGCTGCAGGGCGCCGCTCACGGCGAGCCTGACGGCCAGGGCGGTGGCACGGTGGTCGCTGATCTTCTTCGTCCGCCGCCATTTGTTGCGGTTTGAAACCCATTTGAAGATGCGTTTAAACATGGTCCCTCCTGTTGTGGACTACGGTGCGTGTGTTTTTCTCTGCTGTACTCGGGCGTCTGGTCCGGTACGCCTTTGCCTTTCGCCAACCGCACAACAGACAGCGGGCAACCGGGCCGGTGACGTCGGTTTCGGCTATGAGTACGCCGTTGCATTTAGGACATTTTGGTTTCATGGTTTGCCTCCGTTCTGGCACTTTTGGCACGCCCGCCAAAGCTGCACGCTGAACGGGCTGGTGGCCACGAGCGGCCGTTTCCTGATCTCGGCGCACCGGCCCATCGATATCTCCCCCAGGGGCGGGCAGTTGACGGTTGTCTGGCCGAAGACTTCTTCCACCCGCTGGAGAATGGCGGCAGGACTCCCCTTATACGTCTCGGAAAGCACCTGGCTGACGGCGCTGGAGGATTTGCCGATCCTGCGGGCAACCTCGGCCTGACCGAGCTCTGCCACCTTTTGCCGTAACAGGTCCATAAGGTCAGGCTGCGTCATGGCTCACCCCCTCTAACTGTCGCTCCAGCCTCTCTTTCAGTTCGGACGGAATAACGCGATCCCCTTCGTTAGGGTAGTCGGCGGCGCCCTTCCTGCCGGCTCTCTCTTTCTCTCTCTCTTTTTCTTTCTCTTCATAAAAAAGCTCACGGGCGGCGCGGGCGGTATCCTCTATTTGTTTCCCCTCTTTCTCTCTCTCTTTTTCTCTCTCTCTTTTTAAAGCCGGGTCGCAAATTTTGACCGCAAACTCCTCTCCACAGCGCTCGCAGAGCGGCGGCAAGAGCGGCACGTTTTGCGCCCGGACGTATTTCTGATGACACCCCCCTACCCTGCCTCCTTTTTTCACCACATAACCGTGGGTCTCCAGTTGCCGCAAGCCCTTGCGCGCATTGCCCAGCCCTAGCCCGTCTATGGTGCCCAACAGTATCGGCACGGTGACTGTCTTCATGATATCCAGACTCCTCCAGATGCAGCGGCGGAGTTCTTCCGCCGTATAGCGCTTTTTATTTTCCATCTTCATTCCCTTCATGTTAACGCCCCACTCAAACTACTTGCGGCTACCGCTTTTCCTGCCGAATATGGGCTGGTCGAAGTACAGGGGGCGCTCCCCCCAGTCGGCGGCGCTGACGCTGTCGAGCCGGTTGGCGCGGGCGTATTTTTCGACCTTGTCCAGTCCGATCTTGACCCGGCCGATGTTGCCGGCCGTCTCCCGGTGGATGTACTCGATTAGATCCGGCAGGATATTCACCTCGCACATTTCAATGGCGACCTGGGCGGTGTCCTCCAGATCCAGCCCCTTAAACTCTATCCACTGGGTGATGCGCCGCGCGAATTTGCTGCTTTCCCGAATGGTGCGGGCGATTTCCTCCATGCCGATCAGGATCACCGGGCACTTGGTGATATCGTAGATATCGCGCAGGGCGTCGATTATCTTGGGCTCACTGAAGCAATAGTCGGCTTCGTCGACGAAGATCGGCCGGGGCGACACCTCCTTGTTGCTCCCCTCTTCTTTTGTCAGTCGATTGCAAATGAATTCAATCATGTCGGTGCGCCGCTGCATCCGCTTGCCGTCCCGCCCGACATAGCCCAGCATCTGGCAGAGGTCACCGAGGATGCTGGTGACCGTGGAGCACCCCAGCGCCCTGATGAACACAGCGTCGTATTTATTGGCCAATAGCGTCAGCGCAGTAGTTTTGCCGGTGCCCGGAGGCCCCCACAGCACCCCCATCCGCTCGATTTCGTCGGTATTCAAGAGGTCGTCTATTCCCTGGTCGAACCTGCGCACATCTTTTGTCTTTACCGTTCCGTGTTTCATTGTTATATTCCTCCTGTCGTTTAGATTCCCCGTTGGGGATATAAAAGCCGCCGGTGCCTACCACCGACGGTTTTTTCTTTAGGCCCGTTCTTTGGGTCTATTGTGCTGTTTTCTCTTCCTCTGTCTGTTCCGCCGGGTCATCGAAGCAATAAGGATCGGCCTTTAAAAGTCCCACTTTCTTTGCTGTTTCGTCCCAGTACTCGTAGTCTTTCTTCCATTGCAACTGATAGCTTGTCACCGTCCCCTCCTTGATCCGGTCGAGGATCATGAAGTAGACCTCGGTCGGGGTGGTCACGTCGCGCAGCTTGCGCGACTGCTCCAGGGAAACGATCTTCTGTTTGTGCAACTCTTCGCGGCGCTTCTCCCCTTCCAGGACTTCCGGCGGGAGCTCGATGTGGGTGGGGGCGGCCACGATGGCGGGCCGGGCCGCGGCCTGCACCATCTCCAGCTTTTTCTCCAGGTTGGTGCTCTGGCGGTTCTCGCGCTCCATGAGCGCTTTTTCCACTACCGGCACGGGGCGGGCGTGGACCCGGTTGCCGTTCCATTTGGCCGGGCAGACGGGGCGCTCTTCCAGGTCGAGCACCCAGACCGTGCTCGCGTCGTGGATGTCGTAAGCGGCGATCATGTCGCGGTTGTGCCACTGGCAAAGCTCGTAGGCGTGGTAGACGTTGCCGTGGAGGGTGAATTTCTCGCGCTTGACGGTGATCCGCTCGTGGGGCATGAACAGGTGTTCCAGCATGTCGCCTTCGTAGAGGACGGGCGTCCACCCCTCGTTGACCCTTTTCGCCCACGCCTCGAAGGGGGTCATGTGCCGCCTGATCGCCTTGCCCTGGGGGTCCAGGGGATGCGGCGCCGTGATCTTGGGAAGCGCGCTGTGGGGCGCGTTGTTGTATTCGATGGCGCTCTCAAGCAGGAACGCGGTGAATTCGTCCTTGGCGAGCAACAGCTCTGACGTTTTGGCCACCACCCCCAGCGTTCCTTCTTTCTTGACGGCTGTAAGGTCCTTTTCGAGCTTCGTATAGATCCGCTTTCTGACGCCGCGATCCATGTCCTTGCCGGTGTAGGTGGGGAGCTTCTTGGCGGCGCGGATCCAGATGCTCTGGTTCGACCTCTCGACGGCGCCGTGCCCCTGGGGGTTGCCGCCCCGCTCGGGCGGCTCGAACGTGGTGCCGATCCGCCGGAAGAGGCCGATGTATTCATCGGAGTTGACACCGGCCATGTTGCCGGCGCCGCGGTCCGCTTCCAGGATCGCACAGACTCCCCCCCACGGTTTCTCCTCGGTTACGGTGCAGGCGTGGCGGTAGGCGTCGGCGACGGTGCGGGAGCTTTCGGCGAGCCCCCAGGACCACCCCACCAATATTTTGGTGGTGAGGTCTATAAGGCCGCAGACCTCGGGATGGAAGTGGGCGCCGGTGACCGGGTGCGCGACGTAGGCCTTGAAACTGTGGCCGTCGATCTGGCAGATGGTGAGGGGTTCAAACAGGCTCGCGTCGCGCACGGCGTACCCCTGGATGCTCTTGTACTCGGCGCCGGTCAGCCGCCCCTTCTGCAGGTATATTTCCGGTATGCGCTTCGCCAGGCGATCTATCTGATCGTACGAAGGGCGGGCGATGCCGGGAGGGAGCGTGCGCAGGAGCGTGCGGTGGGTCTCGGCCACGCTTGGTTTCTGCGGCCGGCGGTATTCGTCCAGGAAGTGCGGCAGCCAGGCCGGTATGCCGGTGGCGGGCACGCAGCTCGCGGCGTTGCCCGCCGGGTAGTCGCGCACGAAATGGCGCAGGTCCTTTTCGTTGAGCTTCTTCACCCCCTTGGGGGCCAGCGCCGCCGGGTTCTTGGTCTGTACCCAGGCGCCCCACCACTTGATCATGCCGCTGTAGGAGAGGGTGCGTTTCTTGGCGTCCTTGCCGCTCCTCTTGTTGGCGACGGGGATGAAGCGGGCGGCCTCCGACGGCAGGGTGCCGTCCTGGGCCTGTTTGACGATGGTGTTGATGGCCTTGTTGACGCCGATGCCCGAGGCCTGCGCCCGCTCGATGAGGCGCATGAAGAAGAGCCGGGCGTCCATGCATTCGCGCCGCCACTTTTCCAGGGTTTCCAGCGCCGGGAGCTGGGCCTTTTCCACCTTGGCCACGGCGGTTGCGGGGCCGGCGGCGGGCAGTGACGCCGAAAGCGCCACCGCATGGCTGTTGATGTAGGCTTCACGGGCCTCCGCGGGGATGGCCGGATCGGTGATGTGGATCTGCCAGATTTGCCCCCCGCGCGCCCCTTTTCCGGTCACTTTTTGTTGACGGATTTTGGTAAATTTGCCCCGCTTGACACCCTTCAAAATAGTGTCTTCCTTGGCTTGCAACATGTCCGATATTGCTTTTATGTCCAGCCAGCCGGCCATGCACCCGTCCTATTGATAACTCATTGAATTATAATGAAATTGCAGCTTGTCCGTTATTCGTTTTCTTGTCCGTTATTCTTGTCCGTTATTCAGAAGCAATAACGGACAACATCCCGCTCAAAAAACTCCACCCCTGCCCGCCTTCTGCTATAGTGTCTGCTTCCACACAATCCAGAATAGAGAGGAGGTGAGCAGGGATGGATAAAGATGCTGCATTGCTTGTTGTGGCAAAGGACCTGTTTTTAGCAGGTTGGAAGGAGTCATCGGATTTGTTCAAGTATGGAAAGGCCCCAGAGAATGAGCCCTCGAAGAGACTTGAACACCTAGCCGATGAGTTCCTTGCCTTCCACAACAAGCTCAGGTCAGGGGTCGGGCCGTAACCGGTACTTGACCCCGAACAGGAGGCTGGCGGCAAGACTGAGCACCTCGAATGCCTGGTCTAAGCCGTCGGCCTCCTCTTTCACCATTTCAGCAACTTTCAGCGCCAGTTCGGCCCGTGATCTCTCGCTCATCTCTTCCCCCTATATGGCTGCTTCCAGCCTTGATTTCGCTAACAGTTCATCAATCTTCTTCTCTCGCCGAAGCTCGCGAGCTGCAAGCATCTTCTCAATCATCGAAACAGGCCTAGCGTGTATGCGGCGCTCCGATTTCGGGATGTAGCTATTAATCCCCATGCTTCTGTCGTAATGCATTGTGCCGCGCTCCTCATCGGGCGCGGCCTCTTCCAGCGCGGTTTCTGCTTCCTGCATCTCCTTGACGATCCGGCTGATCTTGTCGAACGCGGCCGCCTTGTCCGTGCCGAATTCTTCCCTTGCCTCGATGGTCCCCTGGATGCGTCCCAGGTGGAACGCGTACAGCGCACACAGCTTTTCCACTCTGTTCATCTCTCCACTCCCTTTGCCCTTGCGGGTTTGTCTCCACCGGCTACAAAACATGTTTTGTTTTTTGCATTGCGCTTAAGTGAAACATCGTTTATTATTCTGCCCTGTTCGCCCCAGAGTTTTTGGTAGCTGACACCGAGCCGTTTGGCGATATACTTCTTGATGCGCTTTGACGCGTGGTGGCCGTTGATCACCCCGGAGACGGTGGAGAGCAGCACGCCGAGCTCATCGGCTATGTCCTTCTGTTTGATCCCCCGCTCAATGAGCATGGCCTTTATTTTGCGGTTCATGGTTTAACCTCTATATAGATAGGTGCTACGTGAGCGCTAGAATCAGGGGCCTTTTACCCCTCCTTTTTCGCTGTTATTTTTGAAACAGAACAGAGGATACGAGTCGTGAAAAAGAGCAAAAGTAATCATACCAACGACAGTTTTCGGAAAGAAAACCACTTCTATCCGCGACACGAGTCAGACCGAGCTGATGAACTCGTCGATGAGCTTGACGAAGAGCAAATACTGCGACTCTATAATGAATTAAAAACCAAAAGCCACGCAAAGTGGTTACTTTGGCTCGAAGATGCCAGGGGATCGATTTGTCAATATGACTCGTTAAGGCGCGCTCAGCGTAAACGCCGGCTGCAAAAGAAGCCCGACATCGAGACTCTACTATTGCAGCATGCATGTATATTCGTGGAGCTTTGGCGCGCTCGGATAAATCGTGAATATTTTTGCTTGCCGCCGTCCGGTCCTGATTTGGACACTCCGGAGTCTCACAGGTCAATGATGCTGGATGTGGTGACGGCTTTAAGCCATGGAGATGATCGTGACCTATGGCCGTTTGATCATCCGTTAATTGATGACATGTTTCCGTTTGCAAGCGACTCATGACATTACCCCCGAGAATTTCAGCCGTTTCAGGGTCAATATTTAGTTCGTTTTCCGGGGGCATTTACCCCTCCTTTTTCACTGTTAATCACAAAAGATGTTTTATAGCTTACGGCTATTTTATATTACTGTCAACTACTTTTTTTTAGTTCGGAGTTCTTTTTTTATCAACAATGGGCGACCATGACCAATCTGTTTATATTTCAATCAGTTAAAAAACTACGAACTTACATTATTAGTTCGGAGTTCCGTTCGGAGTTTGGGCTATGAACTCCGAACAGGATAAAAATACTCTCGTTTTCGATATCGTATGGGAAAGGATATGCAAATTGACCGGCTGGAAGAAGTACGGCCAATTAGCTGAATTCCTCGGGATAAAGCCTTCAAGCGTTGCAGGAGCCAAACAACGGGGCTTTATTTCACTGGAATGGGTCTTTAAAGTAGCTCAAGACTACAATGCATCAACTGATTGGCTGGCTACCGGCGAAGGGCCAATGAAGCGGGGTGAAGCCGCGGGGCAAACGGTGGACGAGCCTCTGATGGAGTCGATAATCGAGGCGGTGGAGGACTACTTGGCCCAGGTTAAGGGGATTCTGGCGCCAACCAAGAAGGCCCAGCTGGTGACAACGCTCTATGTCATGTTCTCTGCTGATGAAGAAAAGAAGGTGGATAAGGCGACGGTGATCCGGCTGGTGAGGTTGGCGGGGTAAGGAGGGGGAGTGATGGGAATTCATAGGGTAGTATTTATTGCTGGGGTGTTGTTGCTTGCTCTTTATATTAATGCGTTTGCCCAGGATACTCAGTTACAAGAAGAACAAAAGACCCCTCAGACAAAAATAGAATCTTTTATTACTGAAAAAGGGTCTCTGGTCGTAAAGGATTATTACGAGCTTGGAGATGTGGACAATGTAGATTTTGTCGCACTTGTGGCATATTACCCAGGGAAAGAAAATGAAAAGGTGAAGGGTATCCAGGTCGGCGTAGAATCAAACAACCGATCGCGAACTGCTTTCTTGGACCTAGAGGAAGTGGAGGAACTTGCAAGGGTATTGGTTTTTATGGATAATCTGGCTCAAGACTGGGTAAAGTTGAAAAAGCTGAACTATGCCGAGTCTATTTACTCTACAAAAGACTATTTCCGGGTTGGTTTTTACAGAAGCGCTACCAGTAAGGCGTCATTCATGAAGCGCATGTTCGGGAGAACCGAATCAAACCCAGATCCCGTTTTATTCATATCCGCAGGCAACCTTTATCGTGCCGAGAAGACTATGGATATCGACCATATTTCAGAGCTGCAGGAAATTGTAAAGAAAGGGCTTACTCTTTTGTCGCAGAAATAAAAAAAGTTACTGCCAAACCACGCGCGAAACTGGTTTGAATCGTCCGGTCACTGCCAAATCACCCACCTCAAGTATCCCACAAGTTTTCTCCAAGAAATCACACACTTCCACAAGTCGACCCCTAATGATTATACTGCCTTAGTGATTACCTCGTCACAATACCGACCGGAAAGCTCGGGAATTCCCTCTCCCCCGTCCCGTTCACTAGTTGCGGATGAGAATGCATGATCCGGGAAGTCTCGATCTCGCCTGCATGGGCGTC